CAAGAACTAAAAGAAGCCAATGAAAATTTAGCCAAAGTAGTTGATGAATCGTTTAGTGATCTAGTTGGTGGAATGACTGAATCAAGTGCTGGGTTTACTGATAATACAGATCAAATTATGGCTGATATAAAGGATTCCATACCAGGACCTACTGATGCAGCAATGAAGTCTACTGAAGCACAGGATAATATAGACAAGGCCATAGAAAGACAAAAAGAAGCACAACAAAAATTAAATGATTTGCTAATGGGTGCCAGTGAAGAGGACATAGGTGAGCAATACGAGTACTATGCACAGCAACTAAGCGAGGCTAATGAGAATTTAGCCAAAGTAGTCGACGAATCATTTGGTGATCTAGTTGGCGGTCTAACTGAATCAAGTGCTGATTTTACTGACAATACAGAAAAAATCATGGCTGATATAAAAGATTCTATACCAGGGCCTACTGATGGAGAAATGAAAGCAGTTGAAGCACAGGATAATATAGACAAGGCCATAGCAAGACAAAAAGAAGCACAACAAAAACTAGATGATTTACTTATGGGAGCCAGTGAAGAGGACATAGGTGAACAATATGAAATACTTGCCCAAGAATTAAGTGATGCCAATGAGAATCTAGCCAAAGTAGTCGACGAATCAATGGGGGATTTAATTGGTGGTCTGTCAGATTCCAGTACTGATTTTACTGATAATACAGATCAAATCATGGACGATATAAAAAAATCCTTACCAGAACCACCTAGTGTAATGGATGAGTTTGGCGGAGTAGATGAAGCTATTGGTGAGCAAATGTTACAGAACATGGCTCCTGAACCCAAGTATAGTGATCAAGATACAGCAGCAAGAACCACAGAAGATATTAAAACAGAACAAAGTGACGATTTGGATAGATCTAAAATATCTTTTGGTAAAGTAACTAAAATTGGTGCAAATGGCATGCCAATTTTAGCTGAACCTAAAAAAGATGACAAAGCTTTACCCAAGGTCAAAGGCAAAGAAGATACCAGTGTCGACGATGCTGAAACAGCTAAACTTAAAAGGCAAGCAGCAGCCAAAACTGCTCAAGAAGAAAAGGATAAAACTGGTGGCAAATCTGGTGATAAAGCTGAAGCAAAAAGCCTAGACGACGTAGTAAAAACCTTAGAAAAATTAAATACTGCTATGGAAAAACTAATTGCAGTGAACAATACAAATGGTGCATTAATAAAAGATCAAATTAAAGCCACTAAATCAGTTGCATCAGCAGCCAGTGGAAACCTACACGGAGCACATTGATGAGTTGGCGTAGATATTTCACCCCAGCACCTGCGTCCAGTTCTACAGGTTCTAATAGCCCAATAGGCAATGGTAGCAAAGCTGGTCCTGCTCGTAGCAATTACAGTAGCTACTTACCAGACATCTATGTAGGTAGTCCCAATAGAATAGAACGTTACATGCAGTATGATACTATGGATATGGATCCAGAAGTTAATGCTGCACTAGATATTCTAGCAGAATTTCGCACACAGAAAAATAAAGAAAACAACACAACCTTTCATCTCAGTTTTAAAGATAAAGCTACTAATTCAGAGATACGAGTACTAAGAGAATATGTACAACAATGGTTTAAAGTACAACAATTTGACACAAGATTTTTTCGTATAGTACGCAATACTTTCAAGTATGGTGATGCATTTTTTATTAGAGATCCAGAAACACAAAAATGGTTTTATATAGATCCTAGTAAATTGGTCAAGGTAATTGTAAACGAAAGTGAAGGCAAAAAGCCTGAGCAGTATGTTGTTCGTGATCTAGCACCTAATTTTCAAAACTTAGTAGCTACTCAAATTCAAACCAGTCCACAACAGACCAATAATAGAGGCAGTAATTATATTGCAGGCGGCGGACAGACTAGAGGAGCCACAGGTGCATACCCAACTCAATATGGAGATAGATTCCATATTGGTGAAAATGAAATGGCCATTGATTCTGCTCACGTAGTACATTTAAGTTTAAGTGAAGGGCTAGATAACAACTATCCATTTGGTAATAGTTTGTTAGAGCAAGTGTTCAAAGTATACAAGCAAAAAGAATTATTAGAAGATGCTATCCTAATCTATCGTATACAACGAGCACCAGAGCGTAGAATATTTTATATTGATGTAGGTAACATGCCTAGTCACATGGCCATGGCCTTTGTGGAACGTGTTAAAAATGAGATACACCAACGTCGTATCCCCAGTCAAAGTGGCGGCGGGATGAACGTTATTGACAGTGCTTACAATCCATTAAGCATTAGTGAAGATTATTTCTTCCCACAGACTGAAGGTGGCAGGGGCAGCAAAGTTGAAACATTGGCTGGTGGCACAAACTTAGGTGAAATTGACGATCTTAAATATTTTACCAATAAGTTATTTAGAGCATTGCGTATCCCTAGCAGTTATTTGCCTACAGGTGCAGATGACAGTCAAGCACAATACAATGATGGTAGAGTAGGTACTGCCTATATTCAAGAATTACGTTTTAATAATTATTGTATTCGTTTGCAGACATTATTGACTAATGTGTTTGATCAAGAATTCAAACGTTATTTGCACAGTAAAGGTATCAATATTGATACTAGTTTATTTGAAATACGTTTCCAACCACCTCAGAACTTTGCCAGTTATCGTCAAACTGAAGTTGATGGACAGAGAATTAATACATTTAATACTATACAAGCTATTCCTTATATCAGTAAGCGTTTTGCCTTGAAGAGATTCCTAGGGCTCAGTGAAGAAGAGATGGCAGAAAACGAAAACCTATGGAAGCAGGAAAAAGGCATGAGCAACATTACTGGTACAGATGCCAGTGGCGAATTGCGTAGTGCAGGTGTTAGTGCTGCCGGCATTGACAGTGATTTGGAATTAAACAGCGACACTAGTGCCCCAGAAGATATGCAACAGGCAGCTGGTGGTATGCCACCAGGAGTTGATACTGGCATGGGAGCAACTGCCCCAGCAGCGGCCCCTCCAGTTTAATAAATAGATATATGATCCTAAGAGAGTTATTCTACCTCAATCCAGAAACACAAAAAGTTGGCAACGACTTTAGGTTTGATTCAGCACGGGATATTGATGAGCTCTTGCGTAGTGACACAAGAAAAACTAGACTCACTTTAAAACAGATAAATGATTTAAGGAAGGGTTCGGAAGCGCATATTTTAGAAATGGAAGAGGAACTTACATTTGTACAAAGTATGTATGGGGCCGAACCTGCAGCGCCAGCAGCTTAAATTATAAAGGATTAAAGATGGATTGGAATCTTAGTTTACATGGCATGATTAGCCAGCAGCATAGAAATTTTATACCTGTTTTTGAAAAGTTTTTTGCACAAGTAAAGCCAGCAACCATTGTTGAAATTGGTACAGGACAAGGCGGTACAGCCATGTCCTTGAATAATATTTTAAAAGCTTTAGATTACCCATACACTTATTTTAGTTATGATGTTCATGTCTTAGGTCAATATGCACAATTGACTGAAGCTGGAATTAACATGAGAATTTGTAATTTGTTTAATGATGATTACCAAAGTATTCGTGATAGTAATTATGATGAAATTAAAAACAATATTCAAAGACCAGGCACCACAGTATTGATGTGTGATGGTGGTAATAAAATCAATGAAGTTAATTTACTAGCAGATTTGCTCAAGCCAGGTGATTTTATCATGGCACATGATTATAGTGAGTCAAAAGAGTATTTTGAAAAATATATTACGCCTAATGAATGGTTATGGTGTGAGATTACTTTTGCAGACGTAAAGGAAGCATTGGATAGAAATCGTTGTGTTCCTTATATGCAAGATGAGTTTCAGTCTGTTGTATGGATGTGCAGACGTAAACCTCTATGAAAAGAAGTTTTGTGTTTGGCAATGGTCGAACACGACTTAACATGGGATTTGATGAAGTTAGGCCATATGGACTAATCTACGCCTGTAATGCAGTTTACAGAGATTTTAGTCCAGATTATCTAGTGGCTGTGGACAGCAAGATGGTCAATGAGATAAACGAAAGTAAGTATCAGTTAACTAATCAAGTATGGACCAATTATATCCCAAGTTATAAAAATTATGAAAAATTCAATTACTTTGAGCCTAATTTAGGTTGGAGTAGTGGACCGACTGCACTAAATCTAGCTACTAGTCATAGACCTAATGAGGTCTATATTTTTGGATTTGATTACGAAGGGCTCAAAGGCAAACTCAATAATGTTTATGCCAATACAAACAATTACAAAAAGAGTTCAGACCCAGCTACCTATCATGGTAACTGGCTTAAACAAACTGAAAAAATAATAAAAGACAACCCCACAATAAAATATTATAGAGTCAATGTGGAAACTTTTTTCGATCCATCTTGGCGTTATGATAATTATAAAAGAATATTTTTTAACGAATTTAGGGATATAATGTCCAACTGGGAAAAAATACGTTAAAATCATACCATTATCAACCAATTTTTACAGTTATATGTAAATATACTTGACAGCTCATTACCTATAGGAGAACAAAATGACAGATCGTTCAAA